GGCCAGAGCCGACTGCATCCCACAGCCGGGACTTTAACCACAGGCTGCTAGGAGTAGGGTCGCCCACGCTGCGCAAAGAGATCTTCAAAAAGCTAGCGCAGAAATACTTGTGCGATGTGAGACAGGAGCTGAAGGACCAGATCGTGAAGGAGATTGAAGAGGCGGCGGAGTAAGGAGCGCGGTTATGGACAGAGAACAAGTGCAAGGACAAGAAGAGGGAGTGCGGTCGATCGTGAGAGACACGATCGAGGAGTTCCTACGGAGGGAGCAGGCGAAGGCGGAACCCGCCTACAAAAACGAGTTGGCGGAGGAGCGGAAGAGGCGGGAGCAACTCGAACGGCGGCTAAACGAACTGGTGGCGGAGAACCAGCGGAGCCGGAAGATGGCCGAGGAAGCGGACCGGAGCGCAACGGTCCGGTCGGAGCTGCAGCGGCTCGGTGTGGCAAAAGTGGACATCGCCTTCAAAGCGGTGAAGGACGACATTTTCCGCGCGGAAGATGGCCGGCTGCTGGCGAGGGGGGACGACGGGGAGGTGAGTGTGAAGGAGTACCTTTCGCACTTTCTAAGCGAGAACCCGGAGTTTCTGCCGGCGCGAATTCAAGGCGGCTCGGGAGTGACGACGGCGCACAAGACGGCGGCGCCGGCAGGGGTCAGCGATCTGGACAAAATCCGGCCGGGGATGAGTCCGGAGGAAGCGGAACGGATCCGGCAGGACATCGTACGAATAACCTCGCAGTCGCTCAGAGGCATCTGAAGCGGGCGAGGACCAACTGGAGGAGAACGAATGCCAGCAATTACGTCAAGTAACGTAGCGAGCGCGATTGTGAAGCTGGTGGCAGTGGATGCCTTACCCGCTCTGATGGGGAACCTGGTAATGGGGAACCTGGTGAATCGCGATTTCGAACCGACGCTAGCGCAGGGGGGCGACACGGTGAACGTGCCGATTCCGCCCACGCTGGTGGCGAACAATCTGGCCGAAGGCGGCACGGTGCAGACGCAGAACCCGAGCCTGGGGAACGCGCAGATCGTGCTGAACACACATGCCGAGGCGACGTTCCAAGTGCCGGACGTGACCAAGGTCCTGGCGGTTCCGGACCTGCTGAAGCTGTACATGCAGCCGGCGATGGTGGCGCTTGCCGAGAAGATCGAGACGGACCTGCTGAACACCTACGCCACCTTTACGGCGAACACGCCGGTGGGAACGGCCGGGTCTCCGATCACGGAGGCCGTGGTGGACGCGGCCGAGACGGCGCTGTTCCAGGCCAAGGTGCCGGCGGCCGAGCCCAGGTACCTGGTGGTGGATGCGAACACGTACGCGCAGTTGCGACAAATCGAGCGCTTCAGCGAGTTCCAGACGGCAGGGGAAGCGGGGCTGCGGGCACTGGTGGACGGGACAGTGGGGAAGATCAAGGACTTCTTCGTGTTCCGGTCGCAGTTCGTGGCCAAGACCGGCAGCGCGCCGGTGACGACGCACAACCTGGGGTTCACGCGGAGTTCGCTGGGACTGGTGGTCCGGCGCCTGCCGCAGCCGCTACCCGGGACGGGAGCGATTGCGGAGTACGCGGAGCTGGGCAACTTCGGGATGCGAGTGATTCTGAGCTACCAGCCGAACACGCTGGCACAGCAGTTCACGGTGGACGTGCTGTACGGCGTAGGCGTGCTGCGGAACCAGTTCGGCATCCAGGTGAACTCGTAAGGAGCCGGCAGCCGGCGGCCGCGGATGAGCGGGCGATGGCGGGTGGCTTGCGGTCGCGGGAGGGAGGGCAGGCGGAAGCGCCTGCCCCACCACAGATGAGATTGGGAGGGTGTATGGACGTGAAGGCGTATTACCAAAGAGCCCGGGAGGTCGCTGAGACAATCGCGGAAGCGTACGCGGTGGTGATCAGCCTCCCGACACCGGACGGAGGACGGGAGGGCATCGCCAGCGAAGTGGCAAGATCGCTGGCCGCTTTGCTGATTGTCGAAGGAAAGGCGCGGCTGGCGAGCGCGGAGGAGTCCAAGGAATTCCGGGACCGAGCCGCGGAGGCGACAGCGGCGGCGAGTCAACTCGCAGCGGCAGGCAAAGTGCAGATCACGGTGATTTCAGAGGCGGATCTGCGGGCGCTGAGGAGCGGCGGCAAGAAGGGATGAAGGGCCCGAGAGGGACGCGGGGTCGAGAGACGATGGCGCTATTCACGGATGGATCGATATCGACGATTGAGGAACTCGTGGAATACGAGTCAGCGATCCTGGACGTTGCCAAGACGGAGAGGATCGACCTCACGGTGAAGCTGAAGCTGGCGCAAGAGGAGCTGGGAATCGAGCTGGAGACGCTCCTCAGGCGGCGGCAGGAATCGGAGGACCTCCTGTGGACGACGGTCATGCCGCGGGGGCTGGGGCACGTGGTGGTAACCGAGGCGTTGCACAGGTGGCACACCTTCCGGACGCTGAGCCTGGTCTACCGGGACGCGTACAACCGGCAACTGAACGATCGCTTCCTGGGCAAATGGCAGGAGTACGACCGCATGGCGGCCTGGGCGCGGCAATCGCTGTGCGACGGCGGGGTGGGGATGACGAGCTCGCCGGTGCCCCGGCCGGCGCAGCCGGAGATGGGAACGGCGATAGGAACGGCGGCGACGACGACGTACTTCGTCAGCGTGACCTGGGTCGGGCAAGGCGGAATTGAGGGCGCGCCGAGCGCGATCGAGGCGCTTACGACGACGGGGGCGAGCGCGCTGACGGTACGAGCAGTCGATGCTCCGGAGACCGCGACCGGCTGGAACGTCTACGCAAGCTATTCTGCGACCGGATTGACAAGACAAAACGACGCACCGATCCCGCTGGACCAAGGCTGGACCGAGCCGGCGGAGGGGCTGATAAAGGGCAAGCCGGTGGCCTGCGGGCAACGACCGGAGATGTTCCTGCGCGTAACGGGAGTCCTCAACAGGGGGTAGCAATGCCGGCGATCGGAGCAGCGGCGACACGGACGGTAGTGGAAATGCTGGCGGGCGGCACCGGACTGCCGTTCACGGTGCCGAACCTCAGCCAGCAGGAGAACGTGGAGTTGCCGGCAATCGGGGCGGCGCAGATCGCATCCGAGAACGTCGCGTTCGAGATGGCCGAGAAGACCGCGGGCGTGACGTATCCGGCGGTGTACGTGTACTGCGAGAAGCTGTCGAACGGGTTGAGGGAGAAGTTCCGGACGTTCTCAGGCACGGCGAGCATGGCGGTGGAGATACGAGCCTCTTACGATAACCTGGCGAGACTGGCCCGAGACCTTCATTTCTATGCGGCAGCGGCCACGGAGGTTTTGGATTCTCACCGGGGCGACTGGGGGAGCGGGATGTTCTACACGGGCGGATATGAGGTCACGTTCGGGCCGGTGAAGAGGGGCGGCAGCAACTTCTTGCAGGCTGCGAAGATCCGCTTCGATGTAGACGTGAGTTACTGAGACGGGAGCCGGGAGGCGGCAAGATCGGGGACAGGCACGAATTTCGCAACGGCGGCGAAATTCGGTCCAGTTCCCATTTTGCGCGACCGGACAAGGGGAAGGGAAAACGATGGCGTGCAACTATGTTTCATCCAATAACAACCGGCTCTATGTAGGGCTGGAATCGAACTACGGACAGGTACCGGCGATCCAGAGCGGGAACCGGATTCCGGCGGTGAAGCTCACGGCCAGGCAGCAGACGATACGGCCCGCCCGGAAGGACAAGACGGGCACGAGGACGTACGGGGGCACTCCGGCGGGGCTCAGGAAAAGCACCACGTTCGACCTGACAGCCTACATGACGAGCTGGAGTACGCCGAACGCCGAGCCCGTCTACGGGCCGCTATTCCAGGCCAGCCTGGGCGCGGCGCCGGTGTTCTTCGCCGGTGGGACGGCAGCGGCGAACGCGAACACAAAACTGCTCGGCTTCGCCGCTCCGCACGGCCTGGTGCCGGGACAAGCGGTGACGTTCGGCGGGGAACTCCGGTTCGTGTGCTCGATTGTGGACCAGGCAACGGTCGAACTCAGCTCGCCCTTTACGGTCACGCCGACGACGGGCGCGCCGATCGGGCCGACGGTGACCTACCAGCCAGCGACGGCGCTCGCCAGCGTGAGCATCTTCGATTACTGGTGCCCAACGGCCGCGGTGCAGCGGGTGTTTTGCGGGGTTGGCGTGGACCAGATGAAGATCAACGTCAACGGCGATTACCACGAGTTCGAGTTCAGCGGAATCGCGGCCGATGTGATTGACAGCACCAGCTTCACGGCCCAGCAAGGGGGATTGACGAGTTTTCCGGCAGAGCCGGCGGTCACTCCTTACAACTACTCGATCATCCCGGGGCATTTGAGCGAGGTGTGGCTGGGGACAGATCCGGACCAGTTCTTCACGATCACGGCGGCGAAGATCACGCTTCAGAATGCGATCGAGAAGCGCGAGAGGGAGTTCGGGGCGAGCATTCCCCTGTGCCTGGCGCCGGGCATGAGGACGGTCACGGCGGACCTCGAGCTGTTCGAGACGAACGACGATGCCACGCGCGGGCTGTACCAGGCGGCGCGGCAGAGTTCTCCAATCGCGATGATGCTGCAACTCGGGCAGCAGCCAGGCCAGCTTGCTGGCGTGTACCTCAAGAGCGTGGTGCCGGAGGTCCCGGCATTCGACGATAGCCAGACGCGACTGCAATGGAAACTGTCGGGATCGAGGGCGCAGGGGACGGGAAACGATGAGATGTACGTGGCGTTCGGATAGGCGGGAACCCGGGCGCAGTGCCAAGCGCGCGGGATGTTCTCAACGGACAGCGCCGGCCATGCGACCAGAACGTTCGGGGCGATCGAGTTCGTGCCGCCTACGACGGTGGTGAGGAGTTACCGGACGGAACAAACACGAACACGGTCACGCTGACAGGCCTGAGCTTCACGAGCGACACGACCAGTTTCTCCGTGTACCGCGGGCCGACGCCGATGGAGCTGCTTCAAATCGCGACCAAGCAGGCCATGGCGACAAGCTTCACCGATACCGGCCTGCAGACAAGCCTGATGCCGCCCCCGGACGAGAACTACGACCACACGAATGCGTACTGGCGGCTTGAACTCCAGCCGGAGTTTGCCGCGGCGACCCATTCCGCCACAACGGTCGGAAACCCGGCCATGGCGATGGAAGCCAACGCCGACGCCGGGATGGTGGTGCGGATCACGCGGGGGACAGGAGCGAGCCAGGAAAGGAACGTGGCCGCACACGACGCGACAACGCTGACCGTAAGCCAGCCCTGGGACGTGGAGCCGGATGGAACCAGTTACTTCACGGTGGCGGAGGCGGGCTGGCACTTCGGATCCGCGGGCAGCAGCGGGCCGCTTACGCTTCAGGTCCCGACCCGGATTGGAGCGACGGTGCAGGTGACGGCCCGGTCGGCGAACGTCTACGACTGGGAGTGTCCGATCGAGCTGAGCCGGGTGACGCGCTGGCGAATCTCGGGCGGCGGCCCGACGTCGGACGCGGGAGTGCCCGGCACGCCGGTGTTCGGAATCCTGACGCGCGGCGCCGGCGATGCGGGGTTGACAGGGGTCGGGTTCACGGACCTGACGAATACCACCTCGATTTCCTCCGGCACCCTGACACTGTGCTACTGGAACGAGCTGGTATTTCCGTCGCCGGACGCGCTGGGCGCAGGCGCCGCCGCCGGCGACAAGGCGATCAACCTGGCGGCGGCGGGGAGCATCCAGGCGGGCGACCTGATCCAGATCGACGCCGAGCTGCTCCAGGTTCAGCAGATC